GCCCGCCGCCGTGCTGTCAAACGCCCCGACAAACTGCTCTAGCATGATGGTGACAGAGGAGCGTTTTGTGTTTGCGTTTGGCGCAGGCGGCAACCCCCGCAAGGTTGCATGGTCTGACCGTGAAGATAACAATACTTGGACGCCAGCAGCAACAAACGAAGCCGGTGACATTGAGATACAAACCAACGGCACAATCCTCAAAGGATTACGCACACGCGGGCAGTCATTAATCCTTACAGATCAAGACGCGCACACGGCCACATATAGCGGCCCGCCGTTTGTGTATGGCTTTGAGCGGGTTGGTACGTCGTGCGGCTTGATTGCGGCCAACGCAGCTGCGTCGATTGACGAGGGCGTGGTGTGGATGGGTCAGCGCTCGTTCTTCATTTACGCTGGTGGATCTGTGCGAGATTTGCCGTGCGAGGTTGCTGACTATGTTTTCAGCGACATGAACAATGACCAGCGGTCAAAGGTTCACGCCGTTGTGAACAGCCGATTTAACGAAATCTGGTGGTTTTATCCAAGCGCAAGCGCAACAGAATGCGACAGCTACGTTGCATTTGATTACGCTGAAAATATTTGGACAACCGGCACGATTGACCGCACAGCTGGTGTGGATCGAGGCGTGTTTCGTCAGCCCTTCTGGATTGCCGCTGATGGCATTTTGTACGAGCAAGAGGTTGGCTTTGACTACGGTGGCCAAGCGCCGTTTGCCGAAACAGGCCCGATTGCGCTGGGCGTTGGCGAAAACGTAATGGCGGTGCGCGGCATGATCCCAGACGAAAACACGCTGGGTGACGTCAATGCCACATTTAAGACGCGTTTCTATCCAACGGATACGGAGCGAGACTACGGGCCGTATAGCATGGCAAACCCAACAAGCCTGCGATTTACCGGACGTCAGGTAAGAATGCGGGTTACAGGCAATACGTCATCTGATTGGCGCGTCGGCATCATGCGGCTTGACGCAGTGGCTGGCGGGCGCAGATGAGCCGAATACTTCCACCCATTACGGAAAACATAAACCAGTGGGCCGAGAATATGCGGCGCTACTTGGGCCGTGCTTTGGATCAGCTGGGGTTCAAGGAAACGTATTCGTCGGCTTCCGAGAATGGCGTTTTGCTATGGGATAACGTCAACGGGTATCCCGTGGTTTCCAAGAACGGCGAGTGGCGTCAGGTTGTTCTTGAGGATGGCCACGCTGATTTTATGAAAACGGCTGACGTCGTGCCGGTAGCAGCAAACACAGCCTACAAGCTGACTTACGATGCTCCCACCGGCAATGACGGAATAACACAAGGCACGCCAGCTTCAAGGATTGTTTTCGAGGAAGCTGGCCAATACGTCATATCGTTCTCCGCGCAAATATCATCAACGTCTGCCAGCACGGTTCACTTCTACTTCTGGCCAAGCGTGAACGGAACAAATGTTGCCGACAGCGCTATGACAACGGCGCTTCACCAAAACAACGCCACGGTTGTCACGTCGCGCACTCAGATATTCACGCTTGCAGCCGGTGATTACTTGGAAGTGAATTACATGATCGACAACACAAGCGGCTTCCTAAATTACACCGCAGCATCTTCGCCTGTGCCAGCGATCCCAGCGTCAACCTTAGCGATCACGAGGCTTCATGGATAAAGAGCTTGAGAGATGCCGCGACTGGATTGAAGCCGCTTTGGAGTATTCCGGCGGCACGCATGACTTTATTGATGTGGCAGAGGGTATATACAAAGGCAGCATGCAGCTCTGGCCTACGCCGAGGGGGTGCATAGTTACCGAAATAGTGGTATATCCGAGGAAGAAAGTTTTAAACGTGTTTCTTGGCGGCGGCGAGTTGGATCAGATTTTAGAAATGCATGAAGATGTGGTAGCATGGGCGAAATCGCAAGGATGCTCTGCATTGACTATGACGGGCCGGTTTGGCTGGAAGAAACCACTGAAGGCGCATGGCTGGGAGCCACTGCACGCCTCATATGTGAAGGAGTTTGAATAATGTCAGGCGGCAAAGGTGGATCAACAACGTCAAGCGTTGAAATTCCAGAATATATTGAGGAAGCAGCACGCCGCAATTTGGCCAAGGCTGAAGACATTAGCCAGATTGGGTATGTGCCATATTACGGGCCTGATGTTGCCGCGTTTACGCCATTTCAAGAAGCAGGCTTCCAGCAGACTGCTGACGTTGCGTCTGCGTTTGGTGTGGGGCCGCAGATGTCTCAGACGGACATTATGGGCGGCATGCCAGCGGCGACAGAGTTTACTGGTGGTGTGCGTGGATACAGCTCAGCCCCGCTGTACCAGCAAGCCGTTGACGAGCTTGCCGCGCAGCGTCCGGCGCAAGCGCAATTTATTGAAAGCTTTTTCATTGATCCCGTAACGGGCCAAGTGGGATCGCGTGTGCCGACTGAATATGATTATACATCACCCGTTGCACCTGTTGATAGCGGTGGTGGCGGTGGTGGCGGTGGTGGCGTTGCTCCGATTGTAGCACCAGTTTCACCTGTTGCACCTTATACTCCAGCAGACCCCGCCTTAGCTATTCAGCCTGACGAAACGATATTCAGCGCTACACCACCAGAGGTTCAGGTAGCGCAGGAAATACTAGCGACTGATCCGCTGAATCCGCAATATAATGACGCGTTTGAAGCTGTTTACGACTATCAAGCAGAGCAGGCTGCACAAGACCCGACAGGTCAATCAACTGGGTTTGGCATAACGCCAGAAATAATTGACGCTGTTGGCGTAGACGCGTTTTTGCCGCCGGTCACTACTCGAGCAGACCCCGCCTTAGCTATTCAGCCTGATCCAGAGATATTCAGCACTACACCACCAGAGGTGCAAGCAGCGCAGGAATTGCTTGCGACTGATCCGCTGAACCCGCAATACAATGAAGCGTTTGAAACTGTTTACGACTACCAATCAGAGCAGGCTGCACAAGATCCAACAGGCCAATCAACTGGGTTTGGTATAACGCCAGAAATAATTGACGCTGTTGGCGTAGACGCGTTTTTGCCGCCACAAGCGATTACTCCCGACCCGCAGTTAGCCGGTGAAGCGCCTGCGTTTGTACAAGCTGGCCAGCAGCAACTGGCGACACTTCCATCAGACCCTAACTACAACCCAGTTTTTCAAGAAGTATATGATTACCAGTCAGACCGAGCGCAACGAGATCCTCGCGGCCAGATGACTGGGGTGGGCATAACGCCGGATATAATTGACGCAGCTGGCGTGGACGCGTTTTTACCGCCAGAAGCAGGCGGCGGTCTGCTGTCTAATATCGGGGAATTTATCGCCAGCGGTGGGGTTACTGGTGCCGCATTAAGGGGCGTTGGCGGTCTTTTGGAGCCTGCCCTTGGCGCAGCAGAAAGCGGCATAGCTTCAATGATTGGCGACCCGCGCACATTTGCTCAGCGTGACGCCGATAGGCTGGAGGCAGAAAGGCTCAGAGCCATCGACAGGTCGCAAGAAGAGAGCGCCGCAGTTGAAGCGCAAAGGGAAGCATCCAGAACTGAGCAGGAAAAGCTAAAAGTGTCAGACCCAGAGGCGTTTGTCGCTCAGTTTGGCAAGGAAGGCAAAGCAGACGCCAAGAAGGCTGTTAAGACTGCGCAAAAGTTAGCTGTTGCTCCAAGGCCGCCAAGCCTAACGTCTGATAAGGCAAGAGATTGGATGAAGTCCAACGTAGGCATCAGCGTGGATAAAAAAGATGCAACTGACCGGATCCGCTCATTGCAGCGGGATTGGGATAGGCAGAACGGATAAAGGAGACAGAAATGGCTGGACAAGGTTCAAAAGGTGGCGGTCAGGTAGTCGCTCCAACAATGGGCGCAGCGCCTGCATCTGGCATGGCCCCGATGGCCCCGCTAGCGCCGACTGCTGGGTTTAACGTAAACCAAGCATCTGCTGGCGCATTGCAAGGCGCGCTTGGCGGCACGCAGGCGGCAATGGCAGGCCCGCTGCAAGTTGGCGCGTATATGAACCCGTACACGCAGAACGTAATTGATCGCACGCAGCAGGACATTGCTCGGCAGCAAGAGATGGCGATGAACCAGCTTGGCGCTCAAGCAACAAGAGCGCGTGCATTTGGCGGGTCACGCCAAGGCGTTGCCGAGGGTGTTGCCGCCGGAGAGTTTGGGCGCATGGCGGGCGATATTGCCGCTCAGCAGCGTCAGACCGGATACAACACAGCGATGCAGCAGGCGATGGCTGACAGGCAGGCGCGCCTTGGCGCAGCATCGCAGCTTGGCGCATTGGGCCAGCAGGCATTTGGCACCGGCCAAGCGATCCAGCAGCAGCAGATGCAGCAGGGTCTCATGCAGCAGATGTTGCAGCAGTCTCTGATCGACGCGGCGCGTGGCCAATATGCAGGCTATACCGGCGCACCGCAGGCAGCGCTCGCAGCGCCATTGGCGGCGCTTGGGGCAACGCCAGAACAGTACACGAAGACAGAGACAATGAAGCCGGGATTGTACAATTACTTCCAGACGATTATGGGGATGCCGAGGTAACAGATGACACCGTTTGAGCGCCTAAAGTCACGCATATTCGCCACTGAAAGCAGCGGCGATTATAACGCGCTTTACAACTACGCAAACCGCGAAGGAAGTCCTTTCGCTGGGTTTAAGCTTACGGGTATGACGGTTGACGAGGCGCTTGAGTTTGCTAACCCGTCTGGCCCATACGCGCAATATGTAAAGGGCCAAGTTGGTCGCGTTGCTACGCCCATGGGTGCCTATCAAGTGGTTGGGTCTACTCTTGCAGATGCAAAAAAAGGTCTTGGCCTGACTGGCAGCGAGATGATGACAGAAGATCTGCAAGACAAGATCGGGAAATGGATATACAAGACGCAAGGCCCATCAGCTTGGGAAGGTTTGAAAGGAAAAGACATGGCAACTCCAATGGATAGGCGGCGCGAAGAAGAGCTGCGCCAGCAGATGCTGGCCACCGGCATGGCACCACGAACAGCGCCACGCGCGCCACTGTCGGCGTTTCGGCAGGATCGCCCGCAGGCTGCGGCAGCGCCGCAGCAGCGCAGAGGCGGCTTAGGCGGCATCATGGATTACCTTGGCAAGCAAAGCCCGACAACCGGCATGACGCGTGCGGAGCAATTCGCTGCGGCGCTCGATCCGCTGATTATGCCGGAGATGCGCGCCGGCGAGGTGATCAGGGCGCGCGGCGCGCAGCGGCAGGCGGCTGCAACGAAGAACAAGACGGTCGAGTATCTGCGCAGGATGGGATACGATGACTATGCTCAAGCCGTGGAGAGCGGGGCGATCGGCGCAAAGGATATTATGAATGCGCTGGTCAGCAAGTCGATGGAGACGCCGAAAGGCAAGGGTCAGATCGTAAGCGCTGAGCAGTTGCGCAAGATGTACCCGAATGCGGAAATCGCTGAAGGCTTATACAATTTGAAGCCAGACGGCACTGCCAATAAGATCGGAGGCGGGCCAATGGTTCAGATTGGCGGCGGTGAAGGTGAGTTTGCGAAGGTTGGTCAAGCAGAGTTGGCAAGAAACTTTGCCGAGATGGCGCAAGCTGGACGAGATGCGACGTCTAATCTTGGACGCATTAAGCTTCTTGACGAGTTGTTGGATGAAAGTGGCACCGGATTAAGCGCGGGCTTCTTGTCACGCGCAAACCAGTATTTTGGCGTAGACTTTAGAAGCGCCCCAGCGGCAGCCGCTGAAGCCATAATTAGCCAACTTGTTCCGGCGCAGAGGCCACCCGGTTCTGGCGTTATTTCGGATGCAGACTTGGCACTATATAAGGCATCACTGCCGGCCATCCAGAACCAGCCAAACGGCAACAAGCTTATCGTGAAAAGTATGGTTGCGATTACTGAACACAACGCCAGAGTTGGCAGAATAGCGTCTAAAGCGCTGACTGATCCAAATTATAGCATTCAGCAAGCGGAAGATGATATCGCAGCATTGCCAGATCCGTTTGAAAGCGTCAGAAGCTTTTTAGGCGGCAGTGACGCCAATATACCCGCGCCGGACATGACAGAAAGCGAAGCGCTTGATCTGCTAAAGCAACCGAGCGGAGATTAACATGGCTGAAATGACATACGCCGAAGCCTCCAATGTTCAAGCGGCAATCGCCGCATTGGAAAAGCTTGAGGCCGCCGGAACGATAAGCGAAGACGGCCAGAAGGCGCTGGACGCTGCACGCAAAAAACGCAAGCCAGCAAGGCAGGCTGAAATTGAAACCATCGCCACATATCGCGGCTTCCAGAAGGGTGTTAGCTTAAACTTGGCTGACGAGATCGCCGGTGCATACCAAGCGGCAAATGATCTATTCAGAGGCGGCGACATAGAAGGCGCGAAAAAGGCATACGCAAAATATCGTGACCTTGTTCGCCAGCGAGACGAGGCGGCGCAGCTGCTGGCTCCAGAGCAGTTTGCTAAAGGTGAAGTCTCAGGCGGCGTTGCGGGCGCAGCACTGCCGGTTGCCACGGGCTTGCGGATGGCTAAAAACTTAGGCACGGCAGGACAAGTTATTTCTGGTGCGGCCACCGGCGCAACAGCGGCAACTCTTCCAGAGTTTGCTGGCGGCGAGGGTGGATTCGGGCCACGCATGAAAGAAGTTTCGCCGTTTACCGCAGCAACGGGTGCAACGCTTGGCGGTGTTGCGCCAGTCGCGGGGCGTATAGCTGGCGCTACCACCAGAGGCATCCAAGACATAGCACGCGGCGGCAAAGAAGGCTTTAGCGGCGCTGCGCTGCGCAGAGTTGGCCGAGCAATGCAGAGGCCACAAGTAGCGGGCCAAGATATTCAAGCGTATTTGCGCTCACTTGGCCCAGAGGGAACAGTCGCAGACATTGCAGGATCGCCGCGCAGCATGGCGCAGGGATTGGCCACAATGCAGGGCGAGGGCGCAGACGTATTGCGCAGGCAGCTTGAGCAGCGCGCAGGCGGCGCAGGAGAGCGCGTAGAGCAAGTTATGTCTGAGCGTATCGGCCCCGCCATTGCAGCGTCTGAAGAGCGTGCAGCGCAGGCCATGCGCAAGTCGTCTGAGCTTGGGCCAATGTATGACGCGGCTATGCAGAGCGGCGCAGAGTTTGATATCAGCGCGTTGCGCTCTGGCTTGGTTATGATGGCAGACGATGCGGCGGCTAACGTCAGAAGCGGTCTAAACGCTGTATTGCGTGATCTGGGCAAGGAGGGGCCAGTTTCGGCGTCTAAACTCCACAACGCTCGCAGCGCCTTGGGAGACGCAATTACGTCTGCTAGAATAGCTGGGCAGAATAATAAAGTCAGGCAGCTGATGCCCATACTGGACGAGATGGACAAGCGCCTTGATGAAATACCAAATTACGCCACGGCGCGCGCCGGATACGCCGAAAGTTCACAGATCGAGCGTGCGGTGGATAATGGGCGTTCTGTGTTCGCTGGCGGCCCGACATCTGCGTTGTCGCCAGAAGACTTGAAGGCAATGCTCGATAAGATGAAGCCACTTGAGCGTGACGCATATGTGAAAGGCGCGAGAGAATACATTGCCGCCCTTATGGGTACATCAAGAAGCGACGCGGCATCCGCGTGGCAGCAATTTGACAAGTCTTGGAACCGCGAAAAGTTGCAGCTTCTGCTTGGCAAGCCGGACGCGGATGCAGTCACGCAGAGGCTCTTTGCCGAAAAAGAGTTTTCCGGCACGCGTGGCGATGTTTTGGCCGGATCGCAGACTGCGTTCCGCGAGGAGGCCGCAGAAAGTTTGGCCGACATCAGAGAACCAGACAGCATGCGAAAGCCGTCACCCATCGCGCGCGCTTATCAGGGAATGTTCGCTGATCCTGTGAACCGCATGATCGACGAGGTTCTTTACGGGGCCAAGCGGTCAAACTTAAACCGTCAGATCGGTGAATTGCTGTCAATGCAGGGCGCGGATCGTGACAGACTGGTGCCTGTTCTGTTACAAGAAGCTAAGCGGCTTCAAGACCCAACACGCGCGCAGCAGATAACAGACGCGCTTGTTACTTTCGGCCTGACAACTTACGGCGCAACACGCGGAGAATAAAATGCAACCACAGCCAAAAGATCGCCGTGAAATCGAAAGCATCGTGCAGAATGCGATCAGCGATGCCGTTGACTTCGTTGAAAGCGAAATCAGCGAAGACCGCATCAAGGCGCAGCGCTACTACGACGGCGAGGTTGATATTGGCCATGAAGACGGGCGCAGCAAGGTTGTGTCAACTAAAGTGCGTGACACGATCCGCTCCGTGAAGCCAAGCCTGATGCGTATCTTCATGTCCACTGCGAGGCCGGTAGAGTTTATCCCGAAAGGCCCAGAAGACGTTGCGCTGGCCGAGCAGGCCACCAGCTTCATACAGCACGAGTTTACGCGCCTAAACGGATACCGCGTGCTAAACGACGCCTTCCAAGACGCTATGGTCAAGAAGCAGGGCATCGTGAAGGCATATTGGCACGACTACCCAGTAGCAGAAATATACACCTACACCGACTTGTCTGATGACGAATACACGTTTCTTATCCAAGAAGATGACGTTGAGGTGATTGAACATACGATGGAAATGTCCATCGAAATGGATCAGATGGGCATGCAGATCGAGCTTCCTGTCCATTCGGTCAAGATTAGCCGCACAGAAATGAAGGGCGAGCTGCGCATAGAAAGCATCCCGCCGGAAGAGTTTTTCGTAAACCGCGACTGCCGCTCATTTGATGACGCATATGTCGTGGCGCACCGCACAGATATGCGCGTTGGCGATCTGGTTGAGATGGGCTTTGACTTTGACGTCATATCTAACTTGACGCCGTTCGACGGCACAAACGACATGACCGGCGCAGAGGTGCTTGAGCGCCAAGGCTACGAGGAAGACTTGTCGGATGAAGACGAGCTAGATCCAGCCATGAAGCTGGTTGGCATTACAGAAGCCTACATGCGTATGGATGTTGACGGTACGGGCGTGCCGGTGCTGTACAAGTTTCTCTGCGGCGGCACATCATACGAGCTGCTAGACTTCATGCCTTGCGACGAAATCCCGTTTGCCAAGTTTGAAATAGACCCAGAGCCACATAGCTGGTACGGCCACAGCCTTTCTGAGCTGGTGGAAAACGATCAAGACGCAGCGACGTCTATTCTGCGTGGCATCTTGGACAACGTGGCGATGACCAACAATCCGCGCATTGGGATTGTGGACGGCGCAGTAAATATTGACGATGTGCTGAACAACGAAATCGGCTCACTTGTGCGGATGCGCCAAGCCGGATCTGTGCAGGATCTGAGCGTGCCATTTGTCGCCGGCCAGACGCTATCTGCGCTGGCATATATGGATCAGCTCACAGAGCAGAAGACAGGCGTTACAAGCGCCTCTGTGGGGCTTAATCCCGACGCATTACAGTCCACCACAAAAGCAGCCGTTCAAGCGTCTGTGCAGGCAGCTGCGGGCCAAACAGAGGTGATGGTACGCAACCTAGCTGACGGCCTGCGTGACTTGTTTGGCGTCATGCTGCGCCTGATGAATAAGAATATGGACGAGGAAAAGATGATGCGGATGAACGGGCAGTTTATCCCCGTCAATCCGCGCATCTGGGATACGTCTATGGACACCAGCATCAACGTCGGGCTTGGCACTGGCCGCGAAGAAGAAAAGCAGATGGCGTTGCAGCAGGCGTTGCAGATGCAGCAGATGGTTTACCAGCAATATGGCCCAATGAACGGCTTGGTGAGCTTGACCAATATCCGCAACACGCTGGCAGACAGTCTGGCGCTGTCAGGCGTGCGCAATGCCGACCGTTATTTCGCGCCGATTACGCCGGAAATCGAAATGCAGATGCTACAGATGCAGCAGCAACAGCAGGCCATGATGGCGCAGCAGGGTCAGGCGCAAGATCCAAACGCCGCATTCTTGCAGGCTGAGCAAATGAAAGCGCAGGGCAAGATGCAGTCTGACATGATGAAATTGCAGCTAGATGCGCAAAAAGCAGCGGCAGATGATGATCTGAAACGTGACCAGATGGCTCAGGATCTGATGGTGGATGCCGCCAAGATATATGGCCAATACGGAACCGCAGTGGACACGGCTCGCATTAAGGCAGAGCAGGATAAAGTTCGCATGATCGGCGGCATGGCACAGGGCGTGCAGCAGTGAGCGCCGACATCCGCATACAAGCCGATGACGCAAAGCGGCTAAAGAATGACACGGCGTTTCAAGCGTTCGTGGACGATGTTCGTGAAGAGCAAATGCGCCTCTTCGCCAACAGCGCAGCCTCTGACATAGAGATGCGCGAGGAGGCGCACGCGATACTGCGTGCGTTAAACAAGATCGGTGACGCACTCGACGCTGCGATTGCAGCAGAGGTCATTTTAGATCGCAAACAAAGGAACTAGCACCGTGGAAGCGACTAGCCTAGAAAATGCCGTAGAGGCAATGTTGGCCCCAGAGCCAAGTGAAGAAAATCAAAGCGAAGCAGTGGAAGCAGCTGAAACGCCAACTCAAGACGTTGAGAGCGAAGCAGTTGAAGATGTTGCGGAGAGCGATGATGACGTCGAGGCATCCGGCGAAGATATAGAAGACGCAGAATATGTCGAAGATGACCAAATTGATGACGAAGACCTAGTAGAGGCGGCTGAAGACACTAACCTCATCCCCGTTACAGTAAACGGCAAAGAAGAGCGTTGGACACTGGATCAGTTAAAGCAATCTGCTGCGGGTCAGGGTTACATCAATCAAAAAATGCAAGAAAATGCTGCCTTGGAAAAGCAATACAAGCAGCAGGCTCAAGCATTGGCCCAACAGCAGCAACAAGTCTTGGCTATGTATCAACAAGCCCAGCAAGGTGGTCTGCAAGCCCCAACCCCACCGTCGAAAGAGCTTTTTGACCAAGATCCAATCGGATACATGGAAGCGAAGCTTACATATGACGAGGCAAAGGCCGCGCACGACCAGCAATTAGTACAGCTGCGGGGAATGCAGCAACAGCAAGCGCAGCAACAGCAAGCGGCCAGACAGGCCCATCTTGCGCAGCAAGCGGAAGTGTTGAAGCAATATATCCCCGAAATCGTAGACCCCGAAAAAGGCGAAAAGCTGAAGGCGGGGATCATTGACACAGGCGTTCACTATGGCTTCACGCCAGAGGAAATGGCTGGCGTCACTGATGCGAGATATGTGCGGGCGTTAAACGACGCACGTAAATATCGCCAACTAATTGCCAACAAAAAGAAGTCTCAGTCAAAAGCTGATGGCGTTCGACCCGTTGTCAAAGCTGGTGCAAAGAAACGCTCAGACGGACAGGCTGCAACCCGTAAAAAAGCGCAACAGCGCTTGCAGAAGACAGGCTCAATCGATGACGCATTGAGCTTGATGTTAAAAGGCTAACTCCTTGAAAGGAAACGACAATGACGCAACCGGCCAACACATTCGACACATATGATTCCGTGGGAATCCGTGAGGATCTAGCAGATGTAATCTACAACGTAGACCCATCTGAAACCCCGTTTTACAGCAAGTCTGCTAAAACAAAAGCCAAGAACACTCTGGTTGAGTGGCAAACACAGGCGTTGCGCGCATCTGCGGTAAACGCTCACATTGAAGGTGACGCAACATCTGCGAATGCTGTTACGCCAACTGTACGCCTCGGCGCACGCACACAGATTTTCAAAAACGCTGTGGTTATTTCTGATACGGACGAAGCGGTAGACAATGCCGGTCGTGCAAAGGAAATGGCGTATCAGACGCTGCTTATCGCTAAAGAGCAAAAGCTCGACATCGAGAAGGCGTTGTTTGCCAACCAAGGTAACGTTGCAGGCTCTTCAACTGCTGCGCGTAAAACTGGTGGTGTACCATCATGGTTGATTACAAACGTAAACTTCCAGTCTGGTAACTCTGGTGCAAACCCAACCGGCGACGGCACAGACGCACGTACAGACGATGGCACAGCAACTGCGTTTTCGCAGGCCAAGTTTGACGATGTAATGCAGTCAATCTGGGAAGAAGGCGGCAAGCCAGATACTTGCTATCTGTCAGCCTTCCAGATGAATGTTGCATTGGGCTTCACTGGTAACAACAACCAGCGCTCAGCGGTACAAGCCGGTGACGAGACTGTTGTAAAATCACTTGCAGTCTATGTGACTCCTTGGGGTACAGTGCAGTTCATGCCATCACGCGAGAACCGCAGCCGTGACGTGTTCATTTTGCAAGATAACATGTGGGAATGCGCAGTATTGCGTGGAACCAAAAACGTTGCCTTGGCCAAAAATGGCGACAACACCACACGTCAGGTTACGACTGAGCTGGCGCTTTGCTCGAAAAACGAGAAAGCATCTGGCGCGATTTACGACAACACCACATCGTAATATACTACAAGAGGGGGCGGCTTCACGCCCCCTCTGCTTAACGAGGGATCGACATGAAAAAAGTTACAGTTGTAGGCCATAAGGTTCACACGTCAATCGGCAAGCTGGTAAAAGGCGACAACGCTGAGCTGCCAACCGCAGAGGTTGAAACGCTTATGCGCGTTCGCCCAGACGCACTGATCGTCACTGGCGATGTAGCCCCAGCGCCTGCACCCGCACCAACGAAACGCGCCAAGAAGAAATAAGACATGGCGAAGGTTTCAGAAAAAATCGACTTTGAGCATGACCACATGGTCATCAAGCAGCGCCATGACGTCAGCCAGTCTCTGAAAGACGCGCAGGTAGCCAAAGACGCGGGCATAGGCATGTCAGGCGAAAACCGGCTTGTCGGCTTCGTGGATGGCGCTGTGCTTGGCGCATGGCTCAAGGAAGCCGGTGTGTCATGGTCTGACACAGAAGCGGCTAAGGAAGTCGTCAAGCGTAAGATGATGTCAGGCGAGTTTTCCAAGCTCCGTGTCTGGGATGGGTCATATTGATGGATGCTGACATGCTTTGGACGGCGGCTCTTACTGCCGGATTGGGCCTGATCGGCTGGGTATTGAAAAGCGCTGTGGACGAGATGCAGCGCCTCAATATTCTGCTGAACAAGACCCGCGAAGAAATGGCAAAAGATTACGTCACCAAAGCAGACAGCACAGCGGTCATGGCGCAGATCGTGGCGCGCTTTGATCGCATTGAAGAAAAAATAGATCGCCTGATGGAAAGATGAGCCATGATAGACCCCGCCACAGCAATCATGGCAGCGTCCACAGCGTTCAACGCAATACGCAAGGGCTGCCAGATCGGGCGGGATCTGGAAGGCATGGCGGGCGATCTGGGGCGCTGGTCTAAGGCGATCAGCGACTTCGACTTTGCAGCGAAGCGCGTAGAAAACCCAAAATGGTATCAGAGCTTTGGCAGCGTAGAGCAGCAGGCGATGGATCTGTTTGTGCAGAAAAAGCAGCGTGAGAATATGCGCGATGAGCTGCGCAAGATGATTAGCGAAACGCTTGGCCCGTCTGCTTGGCAGGAGCTGATCCGCATGGAAAACGAAATCCGGCAGAAGCAGAAGGACGCGATGTATAAGCGCATTGAGCGTAAGGAAACCATCATCGCGTGGGCGGCGGGCATATTCCTGTTTCTGATTTGCGTTGGCGCGCTGTTTGGGTTTGTCTGGATCGCGGTGAGGCGCTGATGGCTGACGGCGTGTCAGGCATAGGCAGCGCACCGTTTAACGTGCAGTCGGACATACACCAGCAAGCGCAGTCGCGTGAGCGCATAGAAGCGCATCTGGTGGAGCAGAGGGTGACTAAAGAGCATAGGGCCAACCACACGCATCTGGAATCGCTCAGGGAGCAGAAGTTGGATCTAGGAAAGGGTTATGATAAGTTTGGCACCAAGACCAATGCTGACAGGCCGCAAGGCACAAACATCAACATAGAGGTGTAAAATGGAAAAGCTGTTGGAATATAAGATCATGCCGCGTCTGATGATGCTGGTGATGACTTTAATGTATATACGCTGTATCGAGTGGGCGCTGACGCAGCCTGATCTTAGCACGCAGCAGAGCGCGCTTATCAGCGTTGTTGCCGGTGCCATGACTGGCGCGTTTGCCGTGTGGCTGGGGTCTGAGAAATGATTGGCCAGATTATAGGCGCAATCGGCGGGCTGGCGACAAGCTACCTCGACGGCAAAACGGCAATCCAGAAGGCGAATGCCGAAATCAAGCTGAAGCAGGCCACAGGCGAGATGGATTGGGAGCAGTCTGCTATCGAGGCCAGCAAAGACAGTTGGAAGGATGAGCTGTGGACAATCGTTTTCGTAGCCATATTGTGCATGAATTTCGTGCCGTCTATGCAGGACGTAATGGCAGAGGGTTTCGCCAATCTTGAGACAACGCCGCTCTGGGTGCAGTGGGGCATGTATGCGTCCATCGCCGCCAGCTTTGGCATCCGCACAATGAAGGGGTTGAAGAAATGAGCGTTGCACTGAAGCTATTGCAGGAAAAGGTTGGCGTTGAACCAGATGGCGCATACGGGCCAAACACAGCGCGTGCAATTACGAAGCATTACGGCTTGTCTCGCGTTAAGGCTGCGCATCTTCTGGGGCAGGCGGGCCACGAAAGCGGCGGGTTTAAGCTGACACGCGAAAACCTAAACTACTCCGTGGAAGCAATGATGCGCGTCTGGCCGTCACGCTTCCCCGACGAGGATAGCGCCAAACCATACGCCCGCAACGGCGCTAAGCTGGCCAGCAAGGTGTATGTCGGGCGCATGGGCAATGACACGCCAGAAGACGCGGCAAATTTTATCGGACGCGGGTTTTTGCAGCTCACCGGCAAAAATAATTACAAGGCGTTTGCACATGACATGCGCTTGCCCGAAGTGCTGACAGATCCGTCGCTGGTTGAGGAAGACTACGCGTTTGAAACAGCCATGTGGTTTTTCGACAAGAATGGTCTGTGGAAGATTGCAGACGAAGGCATAAACGACGACGCCATCGCTAAGATCACCAAGCGCGTAAATGGCGGGCATCATGGGCTGAAGGATCGAGCAGATCGCACACGTCAGGCGTGGGATTGGCTAAGATAGCATAGCCTCAATGCTGTCATCCATAGCCTGCCGCGTAAAATCGGCGGGCTTTATGCGTACAGTTTTGCCGCTTGGCGCGCCGCGCAGTATAAACAATCGTATATCCAAAGCGACATACGCAAATATTTGCGCATCGCCGTTTGCGCGTGTAAATGCGTAGCACACTGGGCGGCCACGATCTGGACGTGGCCCAAGGGTCGCCTTTACCTGCATGGTCAACAGCTCACCGCTGGCCGACTTAACCCATAGGTCATCGTCCTGCATGTCTACCCGATGGCAGCGTATCCCGCGCTGCTCCAGCTCGGCTGCGACGAGAAACTCGCCAGCACGACCGACGTTGATGCTGTTGGCCACGCGCGCAACATACTGCATTTAAACGATTTTATATAGAGGCGAAAAAAAGTTTCCGTCGGGTGTATTTTTTGCTTGCACCGTGCTGTGTTATCTTTATGTTAACAATATAAGCAATCAGGAGAAACCATAATGAATCTTACGCATACACATGAATTTTTAATCACGCACATCACCGACAGCGGCACCGGCTTTGGCGTGCGCACCGACAATGGCGAGAGCGTACATATTTCGCCGCGCCTGCTTCAGCAGGCCCACGCAAACCTTGATGACATCTGCATTGGCATTATCGTGCAGAACGCTGTCGAAGATCAGCGCGAGCGCACGCCGTGGGTTGCCGCATATGTGCAGGAGCGCCGCGCTGCGCGTGACGTACTGGGCTTGGCGACTGACGTGCCAGCAGAGGCCGTACAAGCGCCCACCGAGGAGCCTAAGCAGGTCGATTGGGCTGACGTCCAGCGCAGGATCATTGCGATGCTCCAGAGCGCCGACGTCACGTATTGCGAGACGGCAGACATCTCTGACGTCGTTGGCGTTGAACCGCGCAAGCTATCACAGCATCTGGAAAACATGCACGCACGCGGCGAGATATGCCGAGCGCATGTAAACCAGCGCGCAAACCAGCAGCGCGCAACCTTAGTGCTGTGGAGCATTAACGCGGATGTGTACAAATGATCTGCACGACATGTGACGGAACCGGCTTCATAGAGTTGCCGCGTTTCGTCAACACGCCGGACAGCGATGCGTGGACAACGGTGCGCTGCCCAGAATGCCAAGACGAAGATGAATTCGACTGGCGCAACGAGGAGGAGGAAGAGTAATGACTAAGTGGACGCAAGACATCATCATCACCGCAGCGATTGCCGCGTTGGTGCTGGGCTGGATCGGCGCTGTAAGCGCGGGGTGGATGTGATGACACCACGGCAATCGCGTAAAGCCTTTCAAAAGGCTATTGCAAAGGAAAGAAAGAAAAACCGCGTAGTCCATGTGCGCCTTGAGCATGATGATTGGTGCGGGGTTTTCTCTGGCTCTGAATGTCACTGCAACCCAGTCAGGTGCATTTTGGATCAAGACCTAAAAGTAAAGCATAAATTCTATAACTGCGGTTTTTATGATGGCGTTAGCTTTGCGGCTGAACATGAAGGTGGGTTTAAAGATGACACTCGCTGAACCCGTTTTTATGGCATTCGCCGTCTTTTCATCCGTAGACGAGTGCAAAGCGTTTGCAAAATACTACGATCTGGCGCGGATCTTTGAACCGCAATGCGTTGAGATGGGCGGCGAGGCAGACTACCGCCGCCCGTGGCCCGACGTCAGACCACAGCCACGGCCAACACAGGAGAGCGAAAATGGCTAAATGGGATCTTACCAAACTGGAAAACAGCGCCAGCGTCGGCGCGTATATCGACGAGGATAGCAGCACGCCGACGCAGCCAACGCCGCTTATGCTGGTCATGTCGATCAGGCGCAAGGCAGACATCATGCGCATGGACGCGGGGCGTGGCCCCGAGCGCCTGACGATCAAGCAGCGGGCCGAAGAGATCATGGCGCTCTGCGAGATGCTGGAGAAGCGGCTGTGAGCAAGCATTCCCTGAAATCCAAGCGCAGGCACCCCGACGCGATTCGTGAGCGCTTCGAGGTGGGCCACATAACGTTTGAAATCTGCGACCACCCAGAAGACGGCAGGACGTTTGCGCTGATCGCCGGCCAAGCGCTGGAGGCGAAAGACCGCCGCCCGCTGTTCACTGGCTACGTTAAAAAGGGCATGGCCACACAGCTTCGCAAGCTGGCACACCGATTCGATGAAATGGAGGAAAAGCTATGAGCGACGATGCTAAGACTTACGCTGAGCGCATACGCCAAAGGGCTGTAATGATGAAAAAGGATTTACGCAGAACGCCAGTCAGCTTGAGCGAAAGCCAGAGAGACGCTTTCGTTCTGACATTTGCCACACATTGCCAAGCAATCATAACGCATTGCGAGCATATGAAAAGGGAGGAAAATCTATGACGGAAAGCCTAACACCGCTGGAGCGCTGGAAGGAGCTGGCGATCATCGAGAACGCGCGCAT